GCAACGTACGTCACCACATAGTAAGCCCGTTCCATCTGGAGCGAGCCTATGGGTGTTCGCGTCCGAGGCTGCAAATGGCAAGGTGCTCCCCACCTTCCGTAAAAGGAAGGGGGTGGCACCTAAGTGCAGGCCTCGTACTAGGTCCCTTCCGGGGATTCCTAGTGCGAACCGTAAAGCACACCGCTTCCCACCAAACACATCTTCTCTTTTGGAGAAGGTGTGGGAAGCACTTCTTGCTGTATCAGCTGCAGTCCATGGTCAGGTCCGGCCCTGGGGGGCCTCCAAATTTGCAACTTGGAGGCGGTGCCAGTTTATAAAACTGGCGTCCTGGGTCGAGACGACGTCTCATGGTTGTGGTGCTGGATTTACCATCCAGTACCTTAAAACTGCGGCTGGCCAAGCCCGGCTCCACATCCTCACGGGTGTGCCGCTGGGCCTGGATGCGAGGTTTATCGCACGTCTTTTGTGCATGGGGGGGAAGAATGCTCTCGAGCAACTTTCCTTCCTCGGTCGGGCTTTGCCCGCCGGGGACCCCAAGGTCACCATAAAGGCCTTGAAGGCCCATAAAGACATCATGCTTACACCTCACACTACAGCGCCTGAACTCCTGAGCTCTTGTCGCGCCTTCGTGCGTGACTGGGCTCGTGACCGATTACCAGAGTGGAAAGACGCAAATCTCTCCTGCTCTCCGTCTGCGACCTTTGGTCGCACACGGCGGTCCGGGGGCGCCCGCGAGGAGATTCGATCTACTCGCGCCGCCCTCCTGACAAATGCTGGACTCCCCTCAGCTGAGGGGATCGCGGTCGCAGCCGACGTTGTCGACTACGAGCCAGACCTCAAGGCCTGGACCCGCGACTTCCAATCAGAGGAAGAAACCATGATTGTCAGATGGAATTCAGGTTCCCAAAACCTGTGTAGCGCAGGTGCGATCCTTTCGGGCCGCACCCGCGCCGCACACAAGGTCAGTCCTCTCCCAGAGAGGGGGTGGAAATGTAGAATCATCTCTGCCCCCCCAGTGGAGTGCACGATCGCCGGGACGGCCCTTAACCGGGCCCTCCTAGTGGGTCTAAAGAAGACCCGCCAAACCGAAGGGTTCCTAAAGGGGAACCGTCGGCTGGCAGTCGAGCAGGCAATGGGTCACCACACCTGTGGTGACCTCATTATTTCGACCGACCTTAAGGCCGCTAGCGATATGCTTCCACTTGATTTAGTGGAGGCTGTCGTTAACGGCTTGGTTTCGGGGTGGAAGTGCTTACCCACCGAATGGGAGTGGGCCTTGCGTTCCTTGACTGGTTCGCAAGACCTACTCTACCCTTGGGGCGAAACCATTACATCCGTAAGGGGCATCCTAATGGGGCTTGGGCCGACGTGGCCCATCCTCTCACTGGTGCACCTTTGGTGGGTGAATGAAAGCGCCCGTCGGGTGGGATCGAGCCGGGCTCGAGAAGCCGCCAGGTTCGCCTCTGTTATAGGAGGTGATGATCTGGTCGGCTCTTGGCCCCGGGATATGGTTAACCAGTACCATGATTTGGTCTCCGCTTGCGGGGGCCAGTTCTCAACTGGGAAACACTTTATCTCTCACTATGCGGGTAACTTCACAGAAATGTCTTTCTGCGTAGTCCCGCCGCGTCATGGTGAGTCTCGATCCACCGTTCGGTGGTTTGGTGGGATACCTTTGAGGGGACTCGTAGGCCCTTCGATCGATGAGATCGGAGAGTCCTACGAAGGATCTGCGACGACGGACGGGAGGGCGAACCGGGCCCGAAAGGTGCTTCGCACTATCCATGCAGGTGCATGGAGTGCGTCATTCCGATCGGGTGTTGCCCCGGTTCTCCCGCGCTCCCTAGGGGGCGCGGGCCTCCCGCCCAAGCGCGGCTCGGTGGCGCGGATTTCCGCGCCACTTAAATTGAGGCTTGCTCTCGGCCGGTTCCTATATGGAGCCGAATGTGAGCAGCTGCCCATTGGGCCTCCATCTTGGATGGAGTCAAATGACCGCGCTGCCCTCCTTGCACGGGAGGGCGCCGAGGAGATCCTGAGGAGGGAAGTGGTATTCGGACTTGCCGAGTTCTCGAAGGTTCGTTCAACCGAACCTCGAGTGTCAAGGCATGTTGGGAACTGGATGTCGAACGAGACATCGTTGATTTCCCAGTCGTTTCTCTTTGGAGATCGACCACTCCCTCCTTGTTCCTCAAAGATAACCTCTGCGTTCAAACATTCCAAGTGTATCACACGTTGGGTGAAGAAACGCATTGGTGGCGGTGTGCCAAGTGCCCTCGCTATTAGCAATAACGTGAATTCACGTCATAAGCTTTTGGCGAGGGCCCGCCTTAACAGGAGAAGATGGTATTTAAACCTACTTCTCGATCCGGAGTTTTACTACGGGTGTTAAGGCTTGCGG